AAGCTTACGAGACCCACGGAAGCTTTGTTGAACATCTGAATGCAGTTGTACATAAGAATGTTTATGCCGTCTATTCAGGACCAGGACGCATCGGATGGATGTTGTCGCTGGGTCTGGGATGGTGTGTCATGCCTCTGCACTTGTTTGAAGCTGGCAATTTGAGCTTCCGCTCAAATCCCTGTCATAATGCTGCTTACAGAGGTGAGACACAAACATTTAATAAAATAACTGATGTGCGAAAGGCAGAGAGAACTGATCGAGTTTATTTCCGTGTCCCCGGAATTTGCTCACCAAAGATTGTTTCTCGTCTGCTGACGCTTGAAGATTTAAATAAAAGTGATTGGAAGACATTACTCATGGTTGCAGTCCCTGTTCCTAAGGACGGCAACTTTGTTTCAAGCAGCTGCTCGAAACCAAAGTTAAAGCAGATTCTTTCCTATGGGAAAGGAAAAAGCTACACTTTGCCCACGCACATTTCGTGTGTGCGAGCAGGCTACAAAGGAGAGAGTGGTGCGCCAGCCTTTACATCGTCGAACACTCTAGGTGATCGATGTTTGATCGGCTATCACGCTGCTGGCACTAGAACAGCCGATAGTGTGATTGCACCCTTGATCCGAGAAGAAGTTCTTGAAATTGTCCCCGAATTACATAAGAAATACCGAAATGACCCGATGAAGGAGAGTGAATACGATCCGCATTCCGCTGATCTCTTCTACTCCACTTTTCAAGGTCTTTCATACCTTGGTGAGGTACCTCGATCCAAAGCGCACTTCGAACCTGGAGTGACTAGAATTGAGCCCTCGCCTTTAAATCCTGCCAGTTCAGATTTTGTTGGGATAGAACCCTTACATCCCATCATGACTGAGCCTTGTTTTATGAAAACAACAGTTGAAGGTGACCGAGTTTTCGACCCTTTCATCTCGTGGAGTGCCAAAACCCTACGAGTTAAAAAGAAAGTGCCGGAGAAAATGGTTACCATCGTTTCGCGACGACTGTTGAATTACATTCCGCCCCCCGTTGTGAATGAAATTTCAGATGAACAAGTTCTTAATGGATTTACTGCCTATAACCTCAAGCCAATTGATCCCAGCACATCAGCTGGTTTTGACTACGCTCAGAGGCCCGGAGTGAAGGGGAAGACACCGTACCTTGTTAGAAATGACAAGGATGAATTGGTGAAATCTCCCGAATTCCAGGCAGAATATGATAAAATGCTTGCCGGAATAAAATCTGGCGACCGGATGCGGATTGTGATGCAAGTCCACCGGAAGGATGAGCGCATAAATAAAATTGATAAAAGACCTCCTGAAAAGGAACTATATTTTATTTGTGCTCCAGCTCTCTCTGGTAAAACAACAATCTGCAACCGACACCCTGGACTAGCTTATGACATAGATGACAGTCCCGGCTATATATCCAATGGATTGTTTGGCTTGGGACCTGACCTTCATGCTGTCAAAAGTTGGTTGAAAACGCTACCTTTTGGGGCTGTTGTTTTTTGTCACAGTCCTGAGGAAGTACATGCCTTAGGAGAGAAAGTTTCCTGCATTGTTTTCCCAACTAGCGAAGTCCTACGCGATCGTGGCCACGGCATGCCTGTCCGACATTCTCTTGCTGTACGGCAAAGAGAAAGGTTGAAAAACATGCGTGTGACGCATCGCTGGTTTCGAACTTGTCAGAAAGCGCTGCGATGGACAATCATGAAGACGAAATGCCGCATGTTCTATGGCTGCTCGCTCATGTTTTTGATATTGTACCGCCGTGCCTTTGCAGAACTGATGGTAAGTCTTCGTTCAATGAAATGGCGTGGTCCTATCACGCTTGGAATGGATGAAGCCTCTTCTGATTGGCATTATATGGTTCGAGAACTCTCAAGTGTTTGTCTTGACGGTGATCCCCGAGTCCTCGACGATGATGTTTCGTCGTGGGATATGGACTCAGATATGTTCACCATTGTGACAGCGCTCGTCCGATGTTGTGAGTGGTATCAAATCCACTTACCCAAAAACCCGTTTCATTTCCTACGCAGATGGATCGTTGATGAATTGCAATATGTCGTCTTGTCAATTTGTATGCACGGATCAACTGTTTATGCTTCACGCTATAATCAGTTTCCTTCCGGATTCGCTGACACGACGGCCATCAATGGTCTCTGCAACATTCTTCGTAGTGAGACCGTGATTGTTGGTGCTGGTTTGGCCGCACGACATTCATGGAGTGTTATTTACGAAGCTTTGGATCACCAAATAAAACAAGTTGTTAATGGTGATGATTCTCTAATTGTCATCGATCCTGCCATTACGTGGTTTGATCGAATCCAAAGAAAAGTGTTTTTGGAAGCTTACTTCCAGATGAAACTCACCTCAGCAACAAAAGGTGAGGTCCAGCCCGGATCAACAACATTTGCTGAGGCTCAGTATAACTCCCATTTGTTTTCAACCCTTCGAGGTGAACCTATCCAAGTTGGTGTTGTTACGAGTTTACTGAAACCTGATTCCTTATTTGATATTCCTATGTACGTTACGACTTCTCAACCCAGAGAAGTTGCTTTTGTGCAAAATTTGGAATCAGCTGCCCGATATCTTGCCTTCTACACTCCTGAGAGTTGTGGAAATGTCCGTCAAGATACGATGGATTATTGGAACCGCGCTTTGCGCAAGCTTGACTTACCAATGATTCGTCTTGATCCAGAAGTTGTCCTAATGGACTATCTTCTGGAATTTTAAGTCGAGTAACCCGGCCTCAAACTCCGGAGGTCGGTATTTAGCTGCGCCTAGCAGTTAGGAGTGCTTGAGGAGGATGCCTGTATCCCCTCTTTCTATCACACGCAGGACCGAGACCCATGATAATCCTCTTGCCCTTGGAGAGGACATAAACACGGAGGTAACTCCAACCATCACTTTCAATGATAGTGATGACATTGAAGAACATGATATTCCAACTGTTCTGTCCGCCTTCTTTAAGAAGAATGAAAACTCAGGACCCGCGAGTTTCACAAAATTGTTTGAAAGAACTTTTACTATGCACAGTGTGCAGATCGATCAAACAATGGTTGCAGGAGATGCAATATGCGAGACACAGTTCCCGTCCTCGCTGTTTCTCTTGGAACAAATGAAATCACGCCTCATGAGCGTGGATTCGGTATCCGGTGAAGTCACGACTTGGGCTTATTGTAAATGGGACAAAATTGTATTTACGTTCCGTTTCAACGCTCCTGTCACTGCCTACGGAGCTGCGTACGTTGTAGCTCTGCCTTATTGGCATGATCTCCCCGGAGGACCACAACCCTGGAATTCCACCTGGCAACAGTTGGCCAACAACAATCCAATTATCTGCTCCTTCAGTTCCAATGAAGAGATGAAACTTGAATTGCCGTGGTTGACCACTGTTTCCATGTATCCGCTTACTTGCCCCAGCAAGTCTATTGTCTGGGACGAAAATGAGTGGTGGTGGACCCACAATCCAATGTGGACAGTGTTCATGAAAATTTTGCATGCTCCTGCTTCAACAGGAGGTGCCTCTGTAAAATTTGATTGCCTATGCACTGCCCAATTTGAGAATTTCCGTCTTTTCCGGCCCCTCAAATTCGATCCTGCTTTGCTCGTATCTGCCATGACCCCCCACGGAGCCGACAAAGTTCTTGCCCGTCTGATTGTGGATGGGGCAAAAGCTGTTTGCGTTTTGCCCGACGGGAAGATGATGGAAACGGATTTAGCTGAAGGCAAGGATTTGCATGTAGCATTCACGGACATTAAACCTGCCCCTGTTGCTCATCACATGCTTGAGGCTATCATCAGTGAAAAGAATGATAAATTCATTACTCTTGTTCTAGTCAAGGGACAGCCGTTCCTGAAAAAGAAGAGAGATAAATTCGAGTACGCTGACGGATTTGATCTTATCACCGTCTGCGTTCTCAAAGAATTTAAGGAAATCCTCGATGATATCCGAACCGAAGAGTTGCTTTCAAAGAGAGCCGAAGCTGAAGCTTTGAGAAGTAAGCTTGCTCGAGAGAAAGAGAAGGTTCAAAAAATTTTGGGTGAGATCGAGCCTCATGGTAAAACCCCACCCAAGTCCAAAAAGAAGAAAACCAAAGCGGAGCAAGTCGACAAAAGTGAAAGTTCCCTTGTGTCAAGCCCCCTCACTACTTTTTCAAACGATTTGAAGGGATTTGTCAAAGACATAATTGATGTCGGCACGCTCATTGCTCCTTTTTTGGCTTTTCTCTTGGACAAGCCCACGTCACTCCAAGCCTCGAAGCGCGTGACTCAAATGCCCTCGTGGGATTTGGTGCACGCGGCTGGATTGGATGACACTCTACGTCTTGGTCTCTATCCTGAAGGACCTGTGGTTCAGATGGACGATGAGATTTTCGAAGACACATCTTTGGCAAAAATTTTGTCAACTCCCGCGCTCTTCCTCACTGGTGAGTACTACAATGACGCTGGTGGAGCAGGAATTGCGTGGGCTAAAATTACGGATTGGATCGTTGCACCAGGTGAGACTGGATTTGGCACTCCGAAGGTCCATACTTATCTCTCATGGTTTGATGGGATGTTTAAGTATTGGAGAGGAGCTATACGCTACAAGATCCAGTTCTTTGCGGGAGCAATGACCACGTCCCGAGTTGGCATTGCCTTGATACCCTGGGGAATGCCCGTCCCCGCCGTCATTGACGAAGAATTCATGTCATCTGTTCAGACGATGACTGTTGATATCCGAGGTGACACTGAAGTCAATTTCTCCGTTCCGTATATGTTCCACAATCCGTGGAAACAAACTACGGACGCGGTCGGTAACGCATCCTATCCTATGGATGTGATCCAGCTTTTTGTGATCAACGAAGCTGTTTCAAACGACCCCGTTATTGTCCCGCACGTGTATTACACAGTGTGGGTCAGCGGAGGAGCTGATTTCGATTTCATGCTCTACACAGGGGCTAAGAAGAACACGACCGGTAGTCTCGATGTTCCTTATAATGCCTCCGAAGAGTATGTAAAGACCGTTCTTGGAGAACTTGATTCCAATGGTACGCCAATGGTGAAAACCAACAAGCGTTCCGGATCGAAGAGAATGGTGCCTCATGGCTCTATTCGTGAGAAATTTGCCAGTGAGGAGTTTCTCCCTATTGTTCCTGAAGGAACAGGGATGTCCGAGATGGGATTCTGCTCGCAAGAGAAGTACTCGTCTGTTGTAGAACTTGGAAAACGCTATGCAGTTTCCAATGCATGTGACATGGACTTCCTACAAGACCAGACTCTGATACATGGGCAGTTGTTTAGGTTGTTTGCCTTTTGGAGAGGAAGCTACCGATACAAGATCCGCAGAACGGCTAATACTTTTGCGGAGGAAGTCTATATCAAGAGTCGCGAAACCACCAGTCCGCTTGACCAAGAGGTTTTGAACAACGCTATCAGCGTTTGGTCAACCTCATATCCCGGAAGCGGTGGTTTCCAACCCCCATTTGTGTCGGCCGATGTTCCGTTTTGGTCGCCACAGCCCATGTGCGCCGGCTGGGCTCGATACTTTCCAATAGCGTCGACATATCAGTTGGTCAATGGCACTCCCGAATGGGCGTCGAACAATTGCTCCTATAGTGGCTATGGCTACTATGTTGCTTTTGGTGACGATTTCCAGATGGGATTGCTCATGGCACCCCCCCAAGAGGTTGTTCCTCCTTTGGAATCTACCTCGCCTCGAGCTTTGGCTCGGGATGCTTCTCTCAAGCACGAGAAGGAACCCGTGTCTGGTTATGTAATTGACAGACATGTGAGTTCAGCTGCTGAACGAGAGAAAAGAGCTGCTTGGCAAACGATGCTATCGATTGCTAAGAG